CATCGGAAACGATGATCTTATTTTCCGCCCTGCGCTCGGTGATCTCAATGTCATCCGGAATCCAGTCACGCAGGTTCAGGATCACGTTACGCCGCAGCGATTCGATGGTCTTGCCGCAGATGGCAAATTTCTCCCCGGAAAATGCGGACATACTCCACAGGAAGAACCCCACCGTCATACAAATAGTCTTGCCGGAGCGAATGGATCCATCGCAAATGATAGCATCGCGGTCCCGGAACTTCGGCTGTTGCCACCAAAGCATTGCCAACCGTTGGCGTTTACTCAACTTCTGGTAAATCATCCGTGTCTATCTCCTCAGTGCTTTGAATGGCTTGCAGAAGGTTATTCTCCTCAGATTCCCTCTGTCCCCCTTTACCATCGAACATCCCTAGGTGCTTGCCCAGTAGTTCCAGAGCCTTGACCTTATCGTAGCTGCTGACTTCGATGCCGTATTTGCCTTCCTTGATGCCAGCAATAGCCGCGCGCTTCTCAGGATCCACGCGGTCTGTATCGACGATCTCGACCGTCTGGATTCTTCTCACGACCTTCTTCAGGTCTCCCTCTTCGTCAACCACTTCTACCGGCTCTTCCCGGACAACTACCCGCGCAAAGTCGGTACCGTTGGCAAAGGCCACTCGCGCAAGCTCCTGCAGTACCCGATCCTGGGTAATTGCAGTCCTTTTTTCTCGCTGCGCCATGGCCGTTTGAATCGCATCCTGAATTTCAGGTTTTCTCAGGTTTTCAAATCCTATGGAATACGCCGTCTTTTCACTGTATCCGGCGCGCTTGGCGGCCTCTGTGGCATTCAGATCCACAAGATATTCCGCAACAAATCGTGCTTGTCTTTCCGTTAATGCCACTCGTCACCACCTCTCTTGCCTTTTGTGCCCCAAACCCACCCTCCGACATCCCCTATGCCAGAACCCAATAAAATGCCCTCCCTGGGACACATCACACGTTTCCGCGGAGAGGTGCGGGAGGTCCTGTTGCATATGTAAAAATCCTGCCGATCTTTCAGCTGGGCCGTTATTTTTCCAAATCGAACAGTCTGCTGCCGTTGTCCTGAAGCACCTGATAAATGCCCCTTGCGAACATATCCACAATTTCTTCTTCGTTCTCTATCTCAAGGCCCGCATGGTTTCTTATACCGTGGAGGATCTCATGCCACAAAGTAATGCATCGCCTCTGATGCTCTGTTCCATCCGCCTTCGAAAGAGTTATTGTGCTTTCATCGTAGTTGATCGTGCCATAGCACAGGTTGTTGTTTAAACGCAAGTTAGGCTCATATCGTACCTCGTACTCAACGCCACCAATGCGCACGCTCTCTGGAACTTTCATTGTATGCCGATCCTCCTATCTCGCGCTATAATATCCCGGCTTTCGGTGCCGGGAACCGCTTTTTTAAGGCCCTACTAAAGCAAGGGCTTGCACCCGAACCGCTGTTGATCAGTAGCGATGCCGCTTATCCTTGTCGGCGAAGAAAATGTGTGTCACATTCCGCATGCAAGCTGCTTTGTCAACTCGGTGAGAACTTATTTATACTCCTTAAGAAGCTTCCTTTTTTCACGAACAGCCGTATCGCGGTCAATGACTCCCTGCCGGAGCTGGGCATAGAGCATCCTGAAGGATAGATACAACACCTGATCCGGATACTCCAGCCCGTTTGGCAGTTCATCTCCATTCATGGCCTGCCGTTCATACGGAAAGGCTACATTGTTTTCTTTAGGTTCAGATACCATAGCAATACCTCCGTTGCCTGTTTCCATCCGTAGCAAATGGCACAGGCATATCCATTCGCCTTCAGGTGTTCCAGCCACCATATTTGGTCTCTCGATGCTCTTCCGCCGGTTTTTTTCATTTCGATAAACAATCCATGGTGTTCGCCAGAAGGGACAGGAAGGAACAAGTCTGGAACGCCCCGCTTTACGCCAGCAGCTTTATCAACCGCAACCTGTTTTACGCCTTCTTTGGTTTCGTTTTTTATGTGGAATAGCAAAGAGAGTTGCGGGTACTGGCTATGCACAGACGGCTGTTTTGCCCACGCAAAGACTGCTTTTTGATGCTCATACTCTGTCATGCTTTACACATCTCCTGTTCCTAGATTGTTCCGCCAATGTTGCCCAACGGCAATTGTTCGGTTCATAGTTGCCATTTGGATCGATCCGGTCAATAGTCAAATTGTCCTGGTACCCATATGACAACGCCCAGTCTCGAAAAGAAGCGAAGCTAGAAAGCCAATCGTCACAGATTCTTATTCCTCTGCCGCCGTAAAGGCCGTACTTAGCATCCGTCTGGCAATAGCATCTACTTTTCATGTGGGCATAGATGTGATAAAGTCTTGTGCCGCTACCGCCATGCGTTACAGATCGCGTTCGTGCATATTTCTTCTGGGTTTCTCGATTGAGGCATCCACAACTCTTAGTGCGCCCTCTGACCATACTATGCCCTTCGACAACAACGCGGTTGCCACAGTCGCATTCGCACAACCATCTGGTGACTGCTTTCCCACAGCGCCTACCATCTTCTGCTCTGGAAATTACGACCAACCGTCCAAATCTAGTTCCTGTCAGTTCTTTCAGTCGTGCCATCGTCTCCCTCCTTCCAGAACTCCACATATTTCTCGTAAACCTTTCCCCTCTTCTCTTTTCCCTGTCGGACTGTATAGCCATTTCTAGCCAATATGGTCACGACGGCATCACGATCCTGGGGCAGGCTGATATACAATCTTGTCTTGTTCATGATTTCCCCCCACCGAATACACGGTTTAGTATCTGACTGGCCTGCAATCTATCCAATCCAGACACATCAAGAGCCTTAAACTTCCTCTGAATAATTTTTAACTGACTGTCCGTTGCAGGCTTCTTTCCCCACGCCTTTACAGCATTCAGATCCCATATCATCCGAGAACCTGCATGGAAATCGCACAATTCTGTATATGCTTTGTCGAGTGCCAATTGATACGGTACTAACTGCCCACAGTAGACCACTCTGCCCAACTGATCAGGGCACGGAATCTTGATGTTCTTGTGGTTTGGCAGAGAGCACACCAGCGCTCCGTCAGGCATTTTGAACCAGTTTACATCGTGCAGGTTATAAGACATTCCCTTCGCCCACAGATCTACAATCTGCACATTTCGGATCCAGCTTTCCGGACAATCTGCTGCCACAATGGCTTTCTGGGGCAATTCAAAGATCGGTCCCTGTATTTGATCAGCCTTGCTGGCAGGAACATCCTTCAGGTCGATGCCGATCAAGGTAGGCGCAGTACAAAGACTCGCCTTGCCGGTAACACCTACGCAATCAATCAAGATCAGTTTTTCCTTTTCCGGGTGAGTACGCAAGCCGCGACCAACCATCTGCGTATAGAGCGCTTCTGACTGGGTGGGGCGGGCAATGATAACCGTCTCCACTAAGGGAATATCGGTGCCCTCGGTAAACACCATAACATTGACGATGCAGGGTATCTCCCGGCGGGTAAACCGTTCAATGATGTCGGCCCGGTCTTTGGTCTTGCCGGTAACAACTACGGCGCCGGGGATTCGTCTTGCAATTTCCTCTGCCTGATTGACACTGACCGCAAAGATCAATGTAGCGCCTTTGGAATGCTCCCGGTACGCCTGGGCTATGGCATCGGCGGTCCCGTCCATAGCTTCCTCTAGCTCCCCCGGCGCATAGTCGCCGTGGCGAGTATGGACCGCTGACAGGTCAAAACCGATATTTACCCGGAGGCAGTGAATATCACAGAGATAACCACTTTGTATGGCCCATCGCAGATCCCGCTGGAAAATGATCTCAGAATACACATCATCCAGTTTTGCCTTATCTCCACGGTTTGGGGTGGCCGTGAACCCGATGTGTTTTTCGGGAGAAAAGTGGTCGTAAATCTTTTTGTATGTCCCAGCTGCAGCATGGTGTGCTTCGTCTGTGATGATCTTGTCAAATTCGTCAAAGGAGAACCGGTCAAGCCGATTCACCAAAGACTGGACGCTGGCGATCACCACATCCTCGCCATGGCTGCGTTCCTTTGCAATCTCAAACCCGACAGGACAGTCATAATATCTGGCAGGCTGACGCACCAGCTCTTCTCGGTGAGCGAGGACTAGGACACGTCCGCCATTGCGGGGAATGTGGGTAAAAGTCGCCGTTTTTCCGCATCCGGTTGGCATTTGGCATAGGTATGCCCCCGGCGCTTTCGCCTCGATAATATCGATGCACTCTTTTTGATAGTCTCTTAATTCCATATTTTCACCCTTTGCGGAACAAAGCGGAACAGCAGCGGAACACGATGTTCCGCGCAAAAACAATCCGCAATGTTCTGCGGTTGTTAATAAATTCCGGATTTTTGCGGTTTTCCGGAATAAAAAAGTTAGTTCGTTTTCAGGTGCGGAACTGCGGAACAGTTTTCCACAACTTCTATAAGGAAATGTGATGTACGCTATTACCGCAAATAAACACATACCTTTATAAATACTTGCATATGGTGTTCCGCGTGTTCCGCAGTTCCGCGCTTTAGCAAAAGTCAATTTTTACAAGTCAAAAACAAGTAAATCGATTTGAATTATGGGAGGAAATTTAACTTTTCTTCTTGACTTTTTGCGGAACAAACGCGGAACAACGTTCCGCAACTGCGGAACAGTTACATCGGAAGCAGATCATTAGGATCATAGTCGCCGTCCCAGTCTGCCTGCAGGTTGAGCACAACGCATTCAGTGCGAATACCGTTAATGCGTTTGCTTTTCGTAAAAGCACGGCCTCTGGTCTCAATCAGATTATTTGCCTTCAGGTAGCTGAGGGTGGCAGCATAGGAGAAACCCGCTTCCTGCACCGCTTTATTGAATATTCCTCGATTGATATAGGCGGTATTGCCCTCAATGATGCCGTAGCAGTCGCCTACCGCTGGCAGTTCCGGGTTGAAGAACCGGTTAACATTGGAGCCGACCCAATCGCAAAGCCAGTCGTAGGCGCGCCTACCGGCCGATACAGCCTCTTTGGATGCAAGGAACTCCTCTATGTCCGAAACACTTAAAACGAGCTCCTTCGCTGTTTCTATATCATCATGAAACACCCATTTGGACGCCAGAAGGTCTGCGGTAATGATCGCTGCAGCCGCCATGGCCTGCTTTTCGGTGGAATCTCCAGAGCAGAGATCCCGGAAGTTTTCCTGATAGATCTGTCGGACAGCATCCTGTGTTTTCTCGTCCTTGTAAAGCTGATTCACGAAGATCTGACCAGCAAAGCCAAAGTTCCGCTTCAGGTTTCCGGATATCCGTTGCCCGTCTTTTAACACAGCGGATCCCGCAGTACACTCAATGTCGATAACACGGTTAACCGCGCCTGCGCCTGCAGAAATACTGGTAAGCGGCGATTCTCCGGTAGTAAGGAAACAGCAGCTCCAAGTTGGGGTCAGTTCCACCCCACCGCTTTTCTTGCCACGGGACCGGCCTACACCCTGGGTAAGCTGGTACACGTCAAAACTTGTTTTTCCTTTGCTGTCCTTGGTGAGCTGGAGTTCGTCTAGACACACCGGCAGATGATTGAGAAAGGCCGCGGTCCGCTCCTGTCCAACCTGCGTTCCGTTGAATGTCTGAACATAGCTACCAAGCGCAGGGTTGCCCCACACGGATGCAGCAAGCATCAGAGCGACAGTTTTACCAGTGCCAGAATCCACGCCCCACAGGTGCACGAAGAACGGCAGAGATCCGACCAATGAC